ATATGAGTATAATTAAAAAGTCTTTTTTCATCATCACCAATGACATTTAAATCAGGATAATTTGTTGGATTTTTTGATACTGAAACATTTGCGGTGTGTGAATCTCTTAAACCCAAATCTGTTCCAGTAGATGTTTCATCTCCAAATTCTCTAACTTGTAATCTAACAAATCTCTCTGCATCAGTTGATTTAAATAATTGTTTATCACCTTGTAATCCTTGATGATTTGCTGGTGTGTAATCTCCAAAAGTTTGTAATGGTTCACCTGTTACTTCTATATTATCATCTTTATTAATTACAAAAGTTTCCAATCTAAAACCAAATGGATTTTCACTTCGTGTTGGATTTCCAAAATTAAACAATGTTCCATTTGAAACTTTATCTAAAAACCTTACCCACATTGTTATGGTAAAACCTGTGCCCTCCCTTATTATTTCTTCATCACTTTCTCCTATTTCAACTATGTCTAAATAAGTTAAATTGTTTGGGTCTAAACCATCAGTAAATTCTTGATTTGTATTACGGATAATAATCCCTTGATTTAAATTTCTAAATTTTAAATATCCAGACGATTGATTTTCATATTCTTCCCTATCATCTTGTGGTAAAATTGGTTCTTCCAATATATCTGTTAAATAAGGAAGTATTGTATTATAAATATCTTCAATGGTTCTTGATGAATTTGTATCATTTGCTGTACCAGTTAATCTATGGATAAATGCATCTTCTTCATCTATGTTTCCATCGGTGTTGTCTTGAGAGTATGAAATACTATTGTCTTGACTATATTGTTCTGCACTAATCCAATTACCCTCTTCATCTCTATCAACTCTACCATCACTATTACCATCAAACTCAGGTAATGTTGGTGGAAGTAATGCGTTTAATTCTTGAAAGAATCTTATGATTCTTGATTGTCTTGTATCACCTTCAGGAAGTAATTCAAAAATATTTGTGTCAAGAAACTCTTTAGCTCGTTCTATATCTATATTAGATTTAGTTGTTAGTATTGGAATAAACTGACTTGTATTTGAAAAATTTCCATCACCTATAACGAGTTCAGTAATATCTAATGAATCATTTTGGACACCACCACCAGCAATAGATATACTTATTGTATTGTCCGCACCCCCATTAATATTTACCGCAAACTCACCAGTTATTTGGTCTGCTATACTTTGTAAGTCATCCTCTGCATTAGCCTCAACATCTTTTTGAAAAAGTGCTAAAACACCCTCACCTTGTCCAGTTTTTATTTGCCCATCACGAATAAATTTTTGGTTACTTTCAACATCACTTATATTAACATATTGACTTTGTATTAATGCATCAGCTATAGCATCTAATAATCCCTCTAAGTCTCCAGAACCTATTTCATAATAAGTTTGTTGTATTAAGTCACTGTTTTCTTCTTGATTATATTGAGCCATAACTATTTCCTTTTCACTATAAATTCAAAGTCATCATCAAATACTTGTTCTTGTCCATCATCATATTTTAATTTTAATAATATTTTATAAGCTCTATCAGGATAAAATCCATCTAAGTATTGAATAAAATAATTTGAATCACTATCACAACTTAGTTTGGTATAACTTGTATCTTGATTATCTTCAAAGGGAACAATAAATTCATCAGTTGCAATATCTTTAATTGCATATGAACCACTACCATTGGTTATAAATGAACCTGTTACGGTTTGAACTGAAGTAGTAAAAGATTTTTGAATGTACCTTTTCCTAGCACCAACTCTAAACTTAACTCGTTCACCAACTTTGTAACTTTCTCTTAAACCTTTCATATATAAAAAGTTATCAGATAATCCACTCATTGTTAATTCATTCAATGAACCAGTAGAGAATGATGAATCATCCCAACGAACTTCTAATCTTGGTGAAAAAATCGTATGTGTGTTTCTTGAAAAGAATTTTAAATGGCCAAATGTTTCTGAATCTGTTTCTTGACTACCACTAAAATTAATTAACATTCCATAATTTTCTTCTTGTCCTTCTAACCACATATTTACCATATTGGTTACTTCTACATTCACATCAGGAGCTTCATTCGAAAAAACTTGAGTTGAAGAACTTAATGTCAATACAGAAGTTCCAGCATTAGCCCAAGCTACTTCAGTTCCACCAATCGGATTACTACGATTTTCCCAACTACACCCATTTGTATTTTTAGGTTTATCACCAAACTTACCTGTTCCTTCTGTCCAAGATTGAGATATTGGTTGAACAGCTAAAGTATATGTTTCCGTCATTTCTGCATTACCTTCAGCTTCAAACAACCTTAAATAATATTTCGCATTAGAGGAGATTGTTCCATCAGATACAGATTTAGAAAGTTCAGTAAATTCTGTTCCACTAAATTGAACTAATGCTCTCGTAGGATAATTAAAAGAGTTGTTATAAAATTCTTTTTTGACTTCAAGGATTTGGTCTCTTCCAAAGTTTTGGTCTTTGAAAGACTCACCAGTTATTGTTGATGAACCACTTGAAATCCAAGTGTCTTGGTTTGGAAAAATAAAATGATGCATTATCTAACTCTCCCTTGTATGTTTGTGTTTGGATTCTTTAATTCAAAAACCGTTGGTGTTTCAGTATTTGGTGGTAATACAATTGTACCATCATCTGATAGTGCGTTTTTAAAGTTGTATTTATACCCATAACCAACAGTACCCTCATTGTCTGATTGATTTACAAAGTTACCAGCACCATCATAAGAATAAGTATATGTTGGTGATTCTAATAACTCTCCCCCTTCTTGAAAATAATCTTCGTGTTGTGTAATAGTCACATGTCCAATAGAACGAACTCCTTCTACACCCATTAATTCAAATTCTAAATTACTTTTAAAAATTGGTTGATTGAATTGCATTTTTTCAACTCTAAAATATTCTTTTATTTTTTGAATACAATCTAATTTTACTTTTTGTTTGTTAGCATATTTTTCAGCTATAACATCAAATATTATACCAAAGTTTACAATATACCCATCATTAATTGTTACCACATCTGTCATTAATTTAAAGTTTTCTAAATATCTTTTTATATTCGTTGTAAGTGTTAATGGTAAATTATCAGTTGTTCCCAATGAAACCGAGTGCGGATTACCAATTAATTGTTTTTTATTATTATAAGCTAATACATGAATATTAACAGTAGATAATGCATCAAATTCTTCGGAACTTGGAATGGAAATAGTAGTTAGTTGTGATATGTTATCATTAAGTGTTGTTAGTTTATCAGCAGTTTGTAAATCAGTATCATTAGACAATTCACTTGATATATCATCAACCTCAGTTAATAAATTTTGAGTTATAGTATTTAATTGTTGTGTTATTGTCTCTATTGTACTTTCATAAACATTTGACATCTCACCCCTTACAACATATGCCTTTGAAATATTTCCAAACTTAGATGGAACATTTAAAACTCTAGCCTCATAATCTTCTTTCGTAACTGCTCTATTTTGAGTAGAGAAAAACGCTTTAGCCTTTTCTTTTATTTCTAAAGTATCTTCCTCATCTTTACCACCACGAGCTGGAGCATTGTTTGTAACACTCGTCAAAGTTGCAGAGGTGTTACCACTCTGAGCAGTTACAGTTGGTGTAGTAGTTACATCAGCAGAAGGAACATTTGAATTAATTCCACCACCTACACGATAAGTAACAGTTAAAGTTGTTTGGTTTGGTGTTTCACCTAATGTTGAATATTCATCACCCAACATTGGGTCAATTGCCTGATTTAAATCATTTGTTTGTCCAGGTATAACAATACCTATTTGTTCTAAGTCTATAAATCCCTCATCTACAACTTGACCACTTTTCAACACACCATTACCAAACACAAGTGAAGTTGTATTATCATTATTTGTTTCACGAGTAAATCTTTTTGTAGTTGTGATATAAGTTAAAGAAAATGGTACAGCTGCTGATGACGCTAGTCCACCAGTTTCACTCGAATAAGCTGAATCTCTGTTTATATCATCGGTGTAGTGAGTGGGGATTGGAATTTTATCTTGTGCTAAAAAATCTACTTCATACCAATTACTACCATTTGAATCCACACAAGAAACAATATCAATAACATTTGTGTCTGGTATAGTAAGTGTTTTAAATTTTTCAGGTATCCCAACTTGGAATGTAATTGTTTTTTCAGTTGCACTTACAGCTTTCACAGTTCTTGATAATGTATAAGTTGAAGCTAAACCACTAGTGTCTGTTGAACCGATTGTTTCAGTATCATTTGAAGCTGTAATTCTAAAATCAATATGCTCAAGTGTTGTAAAAATAATATCTGAATTTGTTGATGATACTATTTCAATACCATCATCAAATGTTCCAGCGTCAGTATAATCTACTTTTGAAACATCACCACTTGAAGCATTAACCTCCGATGTAAATGTCAAATCAACATACGATGGTATAATTGGTTTTACTTTGTAACCAAACATTTTAGCCACAGTGATTATATTTTTTCGTTCTTCGGCTAAAGGTAACATCATTTCTTGATATTGCCTATCAATATAAAAAGATAATACATCACCAACATACGCATTCATTTCCAATAACATCATACCAGGTGATGTTTCATTAAAATCTCTATATGAGTTTGGAAAATAAGACTTAGCGTAGTCTATTAAAGAGTTTTTTAATTCGTTAAAATCTTTATTTAAATAATTTACATTTGATTCTTTAAAATTTTCTTTACCATATGTTGGCATTTTTTATCTCCAATTAATATCCACCACCAGTTGATGTAGATTCTGTTTCTATATTTATATCACTACCATCAAAATCTAAAACTACTGACTCTAAGGTGTTTGGGTCTTGTTTAATGTTAAATAATATTTTTACTCTAATTTCGTTTGCTCCAATATCTGTAGTGTTATCTTTACTCAATACCTGTATGTCTCTTACTTCAACAAAAGGTAACCAAAACTGAAACTTGTCTAATATAGCATCTTGAACACCAATTATATTTTCATTTGTAATATGTTCAAATAAAAGTCTTCTTAAATTTAAACCCAAGTTAGGTTGAAAAAATCTTTCACCCTCATTGGTTTGTAATAAATTTCTTATATTGTTTTTTACAGCTTCAATGGTTGTTGAAGTGGTTGCAAAAAAACCACCCAATTCATCATTTCTTCTAATTGGTAAATCAACACCAATCTTAACATTGGTATCATTATCTTGAATATATGGTTTTCTTGATGTGTCTTTAATAGCCATTATGATATTTTCCTAGCATCTTCATCTAATAATTTAACTGTTGTAAAATCTCTTTGTCCATTTTTATCTGTAACATCAAAACTACCCTGTGAATCTGGGTCATCACCAATATAAACATAACCAGTCGATTGTAATCCACCTGTATCTTTATTCAATTGTAATCCAGCTAATTTAGCACCACCCTCCAATAAAGGTGTTATAGCTGCCTCTATCTCTCCTTCTAATTTATCTATTGCCTTTCCAAGTCCCAATGGACTACTAAGTTTTCTTAACATCTTTAAAACAGGTTGATATTCACCTAACAATGTATCTAATTCTATATTCACAGGTTGTTCAGGTGTTCTTAACTCCTCCACCACTACAGGAGCTTTTAATTGTGTTATGGTAAAGTTAGCATCTCTGAGAGCCTTTAGAATAGCACGAGATGAATGATGAGCTTCTCTTTCCGCGTATGAGTCTACACTTATGTCTGGAACTGGTAAACCCACATCGTTAGCAGCTTTTACTTTAGCCTGTAACAAGTCATATTTTAAACCTTTTTTTCTCATTGCCATAATTATCTTCCGTGTTTTCTATCTTGTAGTTCTTTTGTTTTCTTTAGAACAGCACTATAATCTTTATTGACAAATTGTGACATTGGGTCACTCGAAGGAACAACTTGTTGTGGTGATGTATTCATCATATCACCATAGTTCTTACCAACTAATTCATTCATTCTATCAGAAGTAAACTCACCACCACCCAATGTTTTCCAATCACCATCTTGAGCTGTTTCATTCAATACATCATTCAATACTGAATTAGATGTAAAAGATTTTTTCTCAACGATTTTCTTTTGTGGTTTGGATTGAGTTGGTTGTTTTAATTCAGTTATTACTTCCTTAATAGCCATTGCAACTTCTTCTCTGACGATTTGTCTAATCATAGTTTTTATATTTGGTTTTTTCTTTTTCATAATTTACCTCTTTTAATTGTCTTCTATTTTATGATGTATACTTAATATAGTATCTAATTTTTGTTTTAAGGATGCCATTGTAGTAGCTAATGGTTTGTTCGTACTATCTACTAATGGTAATGGTGAACCATAAAACAATGAAGCAGCACCATTTAAAGTCTCTACAAGTTCATTTAAAATTTCTAATAAAGTGTCACCTAAAACCATTGATTCCATTCTAACTGCTCGAGCAGGATTACCAATATTTACATTTGATGATAAAAGATTTAAACTATCAAATGAACTAATCGACATATACCTACCAGCACCAATGTGTATATCTCTTTTTGATGAAATAAAAATATCTTCAAGTCTCGTGTTTAAAGTTATTCTATCAGATTGTAAAAGTAGTTGATTACCACTATATCCATAAATACCTTCATTAACATCAACATTACCATTTAAATCAGAATAAATGTCACCAATTGGATAGGTAATATTTTCAACAGTATCTGATGATAATTCAAATTGAATAATGTTATCATTTTCATCTGTAAAACTATCGAAGTGTTGTCTCAAAGTACCATTTGATGTTATAGTTATTAAAGTTCCATCTGCCATACTTTCAAATGTGTTTTCAGGATTTCTTTCATTTGATATGAAAACATATGGATTATTACTCCTACTACCAATACGAATACTATTCCCATGTCTCCCTTCCATTAATGTATCACCAGTTGTTTCATTTATAATACTACCATAATCTAATTCTTCTTTTCTTCTTTTCTGAAGTCTTGAGTATAAAACCTCTTTATTAAAATTAAAACTTTCACCTCTTTCACCCCTCTTAGAAACTTTCCCAGTATCTTTTGATGTAATGGATAATTCTGGTCTATAAGATGGGTCATCATTCCAAGTTGGATTGTTATTCATGGTATTTAAAGGACCTAAATAATAATTAATTTTTCCAATGGTACATAGTAGAACTGGGTCTCCTTTAGAAGGTACATCATCCATACTTCTAAATAAAGGGAAGTATCTATTCTCCTCACTAAACTGATTGAGAGCTCTTCTCTTAAAAATTTTATCAGTAATGTGTGGAACAGCAAAAATTGTATTAATTGTATTATCACCTTTATACCCATTTGATTCCTTTGAGTGTACTACTTCACTACAATATCCAGGAACAAATTGTAAGAAAAAAGGAACTTGATATTGTTTACCACCAAATCCTCTTATAGTTCTATCAGGTTGTGTTACAAATACTGAACTCATTAATTACTCCCTAAATCAATTGTTTTGTTTTTTGTAGCTTCAAGTCTTTCACTTTCATTCTGTAAATCATTTACAGTATCTTGAAGTGTTCCCATTAATTCTTCTTTTTCTTCATCTGATAATAACATAGATTCATCAGATTCACCACTTGATTTACTTATAATTCTTTGCAATACACCAGCGAGTTTTACCAAGTGTTCATCATTCCTAACAGCTGTATCCATATATTCTTTTATAATAGGTGCTACCATAACAACATCATCTATGGTTGTTATGAATCCATGTATTTCTGATATTAACAAATCTATTTGAACTTTACGCTTTGTAGTGTTTTCGTAAATATCTTTTGT